GCTCAGACTTTTCAGTCAGGGCAAATTCAGAAAATTTTCTGACTCATACTAAATGAGGAAAAAAGATGAAAAAACTCTTTTTCGACCTTGGGGGCCGAACTTAGAGGAAAAATCTTTAATCAAACCGATAAAGTAGTACAGAAATTTTGCCGAACGGCCCTGATAGTTTTAAATTCCAACTAGTGCGCTATCTAAATATAGCTCGCACTTGGTTCTTAACCGAGTTGGCGTCTCGTGCATCAGACACACGGATCTTTAAAATTGTTGGAAGTTTATGGGAAAACTTCACGCGCAGCAGGAAGAGATGTTTGTGAAAACATTCTCGGTGTACAAAGGAAAAATACTGGAGAGAAATCAACTCCAGCACTGACATAAGCCTCGATAAAAGGCCAGTCAGTTCCACTTGTACTTGTTCCACCAGTTGCTTGAAATTTGGCTGAAATAGCCACATTATCATTCAAAGGCAAATCAGTGACAGGATCCAAATCCCGATCATAAAAAAATGCTTGGCGGAATCGAAATTGGCTATACTGCGGAATATTAACCGACACTGCTGACTGCGTTGCAGGATTGGTTAATGAGACACCCGTCTGACCCGTGCCCGAAAGGGTATAGGATACACTGGGATTGCGAACAGCATTCCTAGCAAGAAGATTAGGGGTGTCAAGTGTTGCGACAGCCTGCAAAGTATTACGCTGGGTAATACCAGTATTAGGTAAATATGAATCATATGACCTATAAACTTGCAAACTAGAAATTTGAGGTACATTAGTTCCTCGTGCTATTGGATTTACATGCCAATTTACACTACCACGATACCCGACAAAACAATTAAGTACATAGTCAAGGGGATGTGATGGTGTATAATTAAAATAAAAAGCTCCTGTGGCATAATTCAAACCATTAACATCTCGTCCTGTTGATACAGGTATTCGAGGGTAAAGATTCGTCGTAAAATAAACTCCATTGGTGTAACCAACAGCAGGTTGTCCAAGATACTGAACATACGCTAGAGATGAGCGATGAAGAAGAGGACGCAAAGATGCCAATGTCTCACCTACTGTAATGGCCGCCACTTTAGCATCCACACTCGCTGTTTGCTGGGAAATAACTTCATCAATTTCTTCCGATTGGATAACTCCAGTAGGATCATGAGGGGTTAAAGTATATGGAATATCAACTGGAACAGCAAGTTGAAAATCATCTCCAGCTCGAGCGTATACAAGAACATCAATAGTAGGATTGGCTGCAGGGCCTGTCAGAACATTTTGTACACGCATGGTTATACAACCGTTCTGAAAACGAGAATCATACGTATATGATGGAGCTGCCCCATTAGACATGAAATTTGTGCCATTAGTGACCCGCTGCCAAGGTGATGTAGCCTTGTAAGGAATAATAACTTCAACTTCGTCCTCCACTGATAAATCAACAATCCTGCTAAATGTAACCGTTTCAGTATCAGACGTAGTGGTTATATCTCCATTAGGATCCCAAGAAATCAAGACACGACCTTTATGATATTTAGTCTTAATAAACCGAAATTTAAAAATTATTGAACCACGCCAAAAGCGACTCATTCGACTAAAATATGTAATAGGTGGCATACACGAAAATATAGGTGTTGCCTGCGACACCCTATAGCTGGGAGATACCAGAGCACTCCAAAGGAGTGTATCGGTTCCAGATGAATTTGCCCAGTTGGTTCCCATAACAAAGGATTCATGAGTAAGCAAATTACAAAAGGCTAATGGATCTTCTTCCTGTACACCAGTAACCTCTGGAGAAATTGTAACTTCATTTTTAGGATCTATACTCAATTTATCTATGGGCATTCGTGTTTCTACATTGGCTAAAGCATGAAAAGTTTTAGGCACATAACCATGAACATCATCAATTACAGGTGGATTTGAATATCCAAATAATTTTGCAATGGAAGCAGCAGTTCTTGCTCCCGCCTCAGCAGCCATAGCATACTCCCCTATAACTGGGACTTCCGTGAGCATACTAGCCACATTAGCTGCAGCTGTGAGTGGGCCCGAAATAGTGCCATCTGGATCATCATATTCATCAGATTGTAAAGCACCAATTGTAGTGGGTCCCATCAATCGTACATCCTCAGCCCATGCATAAACTCCAATAGTGATACCTGTGCCTGAGACACCATTAGCTGAACGCAAGGCTGCATATTGGATAATTTGAAGAACTCCCATAGCATCAAAATTAGCTATAGATGTTGCTTCAAGCCAATTTCGTGGCCACAAAAAAAGGTAAAACCATTTCAGCAGTTGACATTGTTTGAGGTTCAAGATAAACCCCAGGTGTCTGGGAAAAAGATATTTGATCCACAGAATTAAGGAAATCAGACCGCTTACCTCCGAGTGGGAACCAACAGGCACGTGCACTACCATAGTAAAAAGGTGAAGCATTAATCACAAACTTTAGGTGCAATCTACACGATATCTTACCGTAATTTTGCA